TCATCGACGGCTCTCGCCATTCAGACGCGGCGCTTTGGTGGGATCGGTGATCGTCCAGTCATCGCCGGGAATATCCGGAAAGCCCTGAAAATTCAGTAGGTTGTTGAACTTGAATTGACAGGTTGCCATCCGCTTGTCGCATCCCGCCTCTATCCGCAGCGCATCCCCTGGTGCGACCGCAGCCCCCATAGGATGCCACAGCTCGATCACGCGCCCGGCACCCTCTCTCCGGTCGCGTTTGATCAGCCCGACCAAGCTCGCCGCCGCACCGCTCAGCACTCGGATCACGCCATGGCGAAACCAATCCTCGGGAAACCCACCCATTTCGGCAAAGCGAAACACGCGGTTTTCCTCCGCGCCCTCGGCGGGTCGCTCGGAAACATATCCCGGCGTATCGAGATCAAAGCGACAGTCACCATCCCCCAGAATAGCGCTGCAACTCTTCTGATAGACCCGCCCCAAGGGCACGTTGAGCGCATCGGTCAGCCCGCGCAACTCCGCCTCGAACGCCCCGCCTGCACGCCGCAACTCGCCAATTGTGCCGCGAAAGAGCAGGCTGCGCGCCGCCACATCCTGCCAGTTCACCAGCCAGGCGCGCAGCTCCGCCCCGTCATAGCGCCCCGCCTCGATATCCTCCTCGCGGATCGCGGCATCGCTCAGCGCGCCAAGAGCCTCGGTATTGTCCACCGACAGGCCGGTCGTCTGCTGCAGGGCCAGCGCACTCAGCCCGGTGTCTGGCCGAAATACCACATCGTCAAAGCTCAACGCCCGGTCGTGATCGGTAAACCCCATCACCACGCCGTCGCGCCGCGTCAGAGCCCAGCAACGACAGGTCGTGGTGACACCCGTTTTCAAATGCGCCTCGAGCACCGCATTGAAATCGCTCATATCCGGATCTCCACCACCGGCACATTGGGCACCTCACCGGCCTGAAAGCTGGCAAGGCTGGTCTGAATGCGGTCAGTATCGAACCGCACCGGCACGTCAAATTCATAGCCTGCCGTGATCGGCACATCGCGATTGGGCGGCTCGCTGAAGGTCACGATCCCGGTGGCGGTATCGACCTCGTAATGCACGCCTTCCTGCATCTCGTCATTCGACAGGCCAATGCGCACCGTGCCCTTGACCGGCTTCACCACAGGTCGCAGTGCCACCTGTTCGCCCGACCGATAGGTCTTGAGCAATGGAAACGAGACAGTGGCATCATCCCCCACCCCGATCACCTGATCGCGGTAATCCGGCGCGGCCTTGGCCCGACCCGATTTGAAATCGGTCCAGTCCTTCCAACGAAAACCGAACAACTGCCCACGCCGTGCCTCGAAAAACGCAATCAACGCCTCGATGTCATCCAGAGACCGCAACGCCACCCCCGCGTCATACCGCCGGCGCGACTGCGCCCAAGGCGTGTTGCGCTCCTCGAACCCGTTGGCGAGCGTGACAATATCTGTCAACCGCTCCGGCCCGCCCAGCGAGCCAAAACTCAGGCTCGCCGGAAATCTGACCTCGTGAAATCCCATGTCGCTCTCCCTGTCTTACCGATTGCGCCCGCCGCGTCCGATCACGCGACCAAGTTGCGCCGCGATCTGCCCCTGAGAGCGACGGAACCCCTCGGCATCGGGCGTCTGGATATTCATCACCACGCTGACGGCACCCCCGCCCTGCGCGCGCACGCCCAGCCGCCCATCGGGGCCACGGCTAAGCGGCATGATCGCCTCCGGCCCCGCCTCGCCCATCAACCCGGTGCCACCCCGCATCGGGAAAGTGACCGGGCCCGTGACCACCCCGCCATTGGCAAAGGGCTGCACCCGGCCTTGGGAGAAACTCGCCCCCTTGGCAAAGGGGAGCAGCCCGCCCACAAGACTGCCAATCCCCTTTGAAATCAGCCCGCCAATCTGATCCGTCACCGGACGTGCCGCGTCGTTGAACGCGGTGTTGACCATGATCGTGGCCAACCGGCGCAAACTGTCCGACAGGCTGTCGCCATCCACCACAGCCCCACGAATGGCCCCGCGCAAACCTCGGCTCAGCCCCCGCTCCAGCGATTGCACATCCTGACCGGCAGCGGCGAACCCACCCCGCACCCGCGCCAGTTCCGCGCCAAAGGCCGCGACCATCCCGGTGGTCTGCCCCATTGCGTCATCCAGCGCCGCAATCTGCGCCTCAAGCGCATCCGCCCGCTCCAGCTCATCCATCGCTCATCTCTCCTTGTCCGTCGGGAAAGGCGCGCAAGAGCGCCTCCAGCCCGGCGCGCACCATCGGGGTCCCGCCCTGCAGCTCGCCCAGCATCAGGCGCAATTCGACCGGCGTCAGCGCCCAGAACTCCGCCGGGCGCAGCCCCAGCCCCTGCACGCCTGCGCGCATCAACGCAGGCCAGTCAAACCGCCCGCTCATCCGCCCGCCTCGGGCAGGGCAAAGGCCCGCGCCAAGAGCTCCGCCGCCGCCCGCGCCGCCGCCAGTGGCCCGCCTTCGATCTCGGCACTCAGCAAATCCGACGCCGATCCCCACCAACCACCACCGCGCAACCCCGCCACGATCAGCGCCAGCACATCGCGGGTGGAAAACGCGCCACCCTCGAACCGCGCCACCAGATCGACCAGCGAGCCGCTGTCCAGCCCCGCCTCCAACTCGGCCAAGGCCCCCAGCGTCAGCCGCATCACCTGCCGCTCGCCGCCGATCACCAGCGCCACCTCGCCTGCCCAGGGGTTCGCCATCGCGATCACAGCACCGTAAAGGTCAACTGCCCCGCCGAGGCCAAGGCCAGATCGTAGGTCGCCTCGCCATCATGGGTGCCGCCATACTCAATCGCGGTCACCTGAAACGGCCCCTCAATGGTGCCGAAATCCGGGATAACCACCTGAAAATCTGGCATTTCTCCGTCAAAGAAGATTTGCCGCGCCCGCGCATCGCTGTCGGCATCGCGAAAAATACCCGATCCGCTGATGTTGGCGGATTTCACACCCGCACCGGCCAGCAGTTCACGCCACCCCCCCGCCGATTCAAGGCTCGTCACATCCACGCTCTCGGCGTTGAAACTCACCCGCGTGGCCCGCAGCCCTGCCACCGTCTGAAAATTGCCGCTGCCGTTGAGGTCGATCTTGACCAGCAGGTCCTTGCCGTTCTGTACCGCCATTGTCTTCACTCCAGAGATTAAAGGTTACGCGCCATCATCCACGCGCGCCTGAAAGGTCAGGTCGATCCGCCGTGCCTGCCCGGCCATTTCGCGCCGGGCACGGGCACGCAGGAAGTTCAGGCTCGTCACACGCCCACGCACGAGCGAAAGATCCGCACCCACCAGCGCATCGCTGATCGCCCCCGCCACCGCCTTGGCCTGCTGAAATCCGGCGCTCTCACTGACCACCGTCACCGTGAACCGATGCCAGGCCCCGCCCGCAGAACCATCGCCACGCTCGCGCGCATCTTCGGGGCCAAGCGTGACATAAAGCGGCGGCACCGTGCCCGACGGCACCGCATCATGAATTGCCTCGCCCACCAACCCGGCCAATGCCGCATCCTGCACCAGCCGCTGATAGACCGCCGCCTGCAATCCCGCCGCCATCGCATAGCTCATTGCACCACCTCCTCTTGCGCCCAGAGGCTCAGGTATCGGCCCGCCGCATCCGCCTCTGTCACCGACAGGATCGCGAATATCCGCGCGCCGTCGCGCAGTCGTTGACCGGCTTCTGGTCGTGACACAGCACCCTGCGGCGCGGCCCGGACCGTGATCCGATACCCGGCCCGCGCCACGCTCACGCCTTCGGCCTCGGCCTCGCGCCCTGCGCGCGCGCTCAGCTCCGCCCAGAGCGTGCCAAGCACCTCCCAGCTTTGCGTGACCCCGCCCGCGCCATCGGGCAGACGCAGCGCCGCCTCCAGCACCAGCTTGCGAGTAAGCCTCGGACGCGCCTTCACCGCGCGCCCCCGCCCAACAGCCGCACCGTGCGATAGCGCTCGATCAGGCTCGCCACCCCAAACGGCATGCAGCCGCTGCTGAGGCCGGTCTCATGGCGGTATTCATAGTAATGCGCCGCCAGCATCAGCACCGCCTGTGCCAGATCGGCAGGCAGATCGCCCCAGGCCGTGCCATAGCCCGCGCGAAAGCGGATCTCGGCCACGCCGCCCCACCCTATCGCGGGCAGCAACGTCCCCGCCGGGCGCAGCACAGGCCGATGCGCATCCTGTTCCAGCCGGTAATGCGCCGGGTCAATCACCTCGACCTCATCGGCCCGGTTGCGCAGGCTGAGGCTCAGCACAGCCCCCACCGGCGCCACCGGGAGCGCTTGGCCCTTTGCATCCCGCCAGGCCTGCAACGCCCAGGAAAACACGCGCTCCATCAACACCTTGCCAGTGCGCCCCTCAATCGCGGCCAGGGCTGCGCGCAGAAAACTCTCCAGAACCGGGTCCTGGATATCGTCATCCGCAAACCCCGTGCCCAGCCGCAGATGCGCCTTGAATTCCGCCAGCGGCAGCGCGGCCGGGGGCACCGCGGTTTCTTCGATTAACATCATGGACCTACTCCATATATCCCGGACCCCTCCAGTGGTTCAGGCGCGCGCCGTTCCGCGTTGCACGGACGGAGGGGACAGTTGGACAACGCCTCGCCCGAACGGCACGCGCCCCGAGGCGAGGGATCACCCCGCCCCGTCGCCGCGCCGTTAGGACACGGCGAATTTCAACAGCTTGATCGCCTTGAAATCAGAGACATCGCCGCCCACCCGCTTGGTCGCGTAGAACAGGACATGCGGCTTGGCGCTGTAGGGATCGCGCAAGACGCGCAGATCAGGGCGCTCGGCCACCGTGTAACCGGCATGGAAATCGCCAAAGGCAATCGCATTGGCCCCCGTCGCAATGTCGGGCATATCCTCGGCGATCAGGACCGGATAACCCATCAGCCGCGCGGGCTCTCCCGCCGCCAGACCGTCCGACCACAGGAACCGCCCATCGGCATCCTTCATCTTGCGAATGGTGCCTGCGGTCTTGGAATTCATCACGAATGTGCCATTGGCGCGGTATTGCGCGCCCAGGGCATAAACCAGATCGACAATCGGATCAGGCCCGGCAATCGCCCCGGCAACACCCGTGGGTACATAGCCCAGATTGCCCCAGACCCAGACATCATTGTCCACGCTCGGATGGGTCAGAAAGCCGCGTGGCTTGTCCACCCCGTCGCCTGTGACAAAGGCCGCCGCCTCTGCGCGCGCAAACTTGTCGGCGATGCGTCCCGCCAGCCAGCCCTCGACGTCAAAGGCGCTGTCATCCAGCAGGCGCTGGCTGGCCTTGGGCAACGCGCTCAACTCATGCAGCGGGATCGAGATGCGGTCGATCACCGGCGTATCGGTTTCAGTGACCGTGCCGCTTTCCGTGGCCCAGCCATGACCCACATCCGTGTGATCGACCAGCACATCAAAGCTCACAGCCTCGACCGCCACCACATTGGCAACCGCCCGGATCGACGCCGTCGTGCTCAGCACCGAGCGGATCGTCTCGGCGGTTTGCGGATCGACCAGATAGCCGCCTTCCCCCGCAATCGCGGTATTGAGCGCCTTACCTTCCAACTCGAGGCCACGCAGCCCGTCATCGTCCCCGCCGCGCAGATAGGCGTCAAACGCCTTGCGATGCGGCGCGGACCCGTCAGAGGTGGCCGCCAGATGCGGACGCGCAAGCGCGATGGATTTGCGTTCAAACATGGTCATCTTCTCTTCTTGTTGTTGCAGTCGGTTGTAAATTTCGGCCCGAAAGCCGCTGAATTCACTCAGAAAACCCGCCACCGCGGATTTCACCTCGGCCACCGGAGACAGATCTTCCCCGGCCCGAGCCTTTGCTTGGGTCATCATCATTCCATCCTTCAGGTTTGGGTCGTCGTCGGGCGCTACACCTGCGCCATCTCCCGGCGGGCCGCGTCAAACGCCGCCGCCATCCCGCGCAAGGCTTGGGCCTCCAGAGCATCGCCCTTGGCCGTCACCCGCGCACTGGGCAGCATCGGGAATGTCACCAGCGACACCTCCCACAGCTCCAGTTCCCGCAAGAGCCGCTGGCCCTTGTCATTCTTGACCGCGCGCAGCGTGCGATAGCCGATGCTGAGGCCATCAATTGCCCCCGCCGCAATCAACGCCGCCGCCTCGCGCGCTTTCTCCACGCTCTCCAGTAGCCGCCCCTTGACCCAGAGACCGCGCGCATCCTCGCGCACCTCGTCCCAGATCCCGATCGGCTGCGCCGGATCATGCTGCCACAGCATCTTGACCCGCCGCCCCTCCTTGGCCAACCGCCCGAGCGAGGCCGCATAGGCGCCCCGCTCGACAATATCGCCGCCCTGATCGGGCGCGCCAAACAGGCTGGCATAGCCCTCGATCTGCCCCGCCTCGCCCACGCTCAGCATCGTGCCGTCCAGCCGCGCAAACTTGCGCTCCAATCCCAATTCCATCTCCATCCGCCTCATCCTTTCGCTCTGCCTCACCCCGGCAACGCCGCCAAAAGCGGCTGAAACGCCTGCGCGAGGATCGCCGCCGCCACGCCGTACACCGCCAGCCAAAGCCGCCGCTCCAACCGCTCCAACGCCGCCTCGGTGCGCTCCAACCGCTCGGTCATCGCCCGCGTCTGCAATTCCGAGACCCGCTCATGCGCCTCCAACCGCAGCCCCGGTGCGCAGTCGAAGGCCTCGAACCCATAGCGCGGCGGCGGCACGCCCCGCTCAGCCATCCGCCTCCTCCGCTGCCACAACAGGCAGACCCAAGAGACTGCGCTTCTCCGCATCGCTCAGGAAATCCGCCGCACTCACCCGCGCCCATTGCGCATCGCGCTCCGCGGCCAAGGCAGGCACCTGATCCAGATCGGGAGCCAAATCCAGCGCCTCGCCACTCATCCGCCCGAGCCACGCCGCCACCGTCGCCGCCACCCGCGCCGCCAAGGGCAGCACGGTCAGCCGGTAAAACGCCCGGTTCGCCTCTTGATAATTGGCGAATGTCGCATCACCGGGGATACCCAGCAGCATCGGCGGCACCCCAAAGGCCAGCGCAATCTCGCGCGCCGCACTCTCCTTGGTTTTCTGGAATTCCATATCCGACGGGCTGAACCCCATCGGCTTCCAGTCAAGCCCGCCTTCCAGCAGCATCGGACGCCCGGCATTGCGCGCGCCCTGATGATGCGCCTCCATTTCGCTCACCAGCCGGTCATACTGATCGCCCGACATCGCGCCCTGCCCCTCGGCCCCCTTATAGACAATCGCCCCCGAGGGCCGCGCGGCATTGTCGAGCAGTGCCTTGGACCAGCGCGACGCTGAATTATGCACATCTACCGCCTGCGCCGCCGCCTGAAGCGGGCTCAGCCCGTAATGATCGTCCTGCGGGTGAAAGCTCTTGATATGACAGACACACGGCACGCCCTCGCGCACATCGAATCGGTGCTTACGCCCCGCGACGGCGTATTCATAGGCGACAGGCCAGCCATCCGCCCCCGGCACCACGCTCATCCGGTCAGAGCGCAGCACGTGCAATTCCACCGGCGCGCCGCCCGCACCCACCGCCTCGATATAGGCATTGCCGGTCAGCAAAAGCTGGCCGTAAAGCGCCTCGAAGAGTTCCGCCCGTCCCTGCGCCGGATTGGGGCATTTGATCAGGCTCAGCACCGGATGCACCGCAAAGCGCTGCTCACAATCCTGCAAGACGAGCGGCAGCGCCGCCGCTGCCTCGGCGATCATCTTGACACAGCGAAACCCCACCGGATTTCCGGCAAACCCGGTACGCGTCAGGCTCACGGTATCGCGCGGGCTCCAGGCCACGCGCCCCGCCCCCTGCCAGGCTATCACACGGCCCGCAGCACTTGCCTTCTGCTCGGGAACCGCTTGCTGATCGGTCCCACCCTGCCGGAAGAAATCCAGTATCATCGCGCTGCTCTCCTTGATCCCGCTCAT